TTTTTTGTCCATAATCATATCTATAAAACATTGCAACTGAAGTTACAATATCTTCTCTTTTTGTTTGTTCAAATTTATATGTCAATACATCATTTACATTAATAATTCTATCTATATCATTATATGTGTATGATTCTTTTATAGTTAATAAACCAAATCTACCATCACTTGTAAATCTAGGATATGATTTTGATTCTTTTAATATATCTTCTATTAATTTTTTCCCTTCTGTTTTTTTATTAACAGAAAATCCCATTTCCCAATTATGTGAATTTCTAGATTCTATAATTGAATCCATATCAAATTTATTGTAATCAGGTACGATAATATCAAATCCAGCTACCTGATCAGAAAATAATTTACCATATTCCATTTCATTAGTTAAAATATTCATTACAATATCTGATGGTTTTTTTATAATTCCATCAGTTTGTGTATTATCAGGTTCTAAACCTTCTAATTGTAATTGTGCATAGCTATATATTTGTTCACTTAAATCATCTATATTTAATTCAGTATCTTGTAAATATGAAATACCACCTAAAAATGGATATGTATCTATGTAATCATCATAATTATTGATAATTTCTAGATTAAGATATGAAACTTCACTAAGTGATTCTGTTAATGATTTACAAAGTGCATATGTTAAATTATCATAATAAATATAAAAATTATCAACCCAGTCATCAAAATTTTCTATATCAAAATCATTCCATCTGTAACCTTGCATATATTCGTTAAAATTACTAGAATCTAAAGTTATATTGTTAAAAAGTATAGTGGTGTTAAAAGTATTGTAGCCAAAATCTTGTTGATAAACATATTCAAATATTCTTGCTAAAACAAAATTTTTATAACCACCATATTCTTGGGGGCCAATATCATACAAATATTCATAAAAATAATTGTGATTTACACAACCTAAATAAAAATTATTTTGATTCACATTTAACACATCAAACATTCTTGCTGGTGCTAGAAATATTTTCCAAACATAATTTTTCCAAAACTCAAATGAACCAAATAATGCTGAATCATCTAACCATTCATATTCTTGTAATATTTGAAAAAAAGATTGTTCATCAAAATTGTAAGTCATATCCATTCCAGCTTGTGTAGAATTAGGCAAAAGTGTATTACCAGCACCTCCCCAGCTACCATTTGTTGTAGGAAGTGTGTTGTTAGGTGTAAGAAAAGTATTTAGCATAAAATCTGTTATATTTACAACATTGTCAATAAATATTTGAGGATCAGGTTTTGTGTCATTTAAGCCTGATACTATAAAATTAAAACTTGGTATTATTTCTTGTGGCTCTAAATATTCTATTTGTTCTGTATAATAATTATTTTTTCTACCAATTATTGATGCATAAATTTCTTCTTCTTGCAAATCTTCAATTAAAACATTATGTATCATAGCAATGTTGTTCATTTTTAATCCTTGCTCAAATGAATTAACACCATTCCAAAATGGTGGAAAATACTCAAATATTGCTATTAAATCGTGTGAATCAGCTTCATTTAAAGGAACATTAGCATCACTAGAAATATCTCCATAATATAAACCATCTAAATTATATGCATAAGATGGATTATTTGTTATGCTATTATTTTGTCCTTTACTTCCCCAATAACCTTTGCTAGACCAATAAACACTATCTCTCCTTAAACTAAATGATGCATATCTAAATGGGTCATCAGTTGTTGCAGATGAATTTTGCAAAAACCCTAAAGAATCAGATTCTTCAGCAATTTGTACATCTGCATCTGTTCTTAATAAAATTCTATTTAAATTAGCTTGTACAGATTCATTATCAGTATCACTAGTAATTAATGATTTCCATATTTGAAAATCAATAGGTGCAGCAAAAAATCCAGTTTTCCTTACTGATACATCTAAACTTGAATCATTTGGTGTTGAATTATCTAAAGACTGATATACTTCAAAATCTGCAAATAAATGTGAATTTCCTACAATATTTATAAAATTTTGATTATAATCTCTATTCATTAAATTATTATTAACACCTTTTTCAAATTTTAAAATAATCCATCTACCTGATCCAGCAACTGTATCATTTGCATAGTGTTTTAAATTAGTATCAAAATCACTAGAATTACTTTGTATTTCATCTTGTATTCTATACCAGTTTTTTTCATAATTATTATTATCATTAATTCTTTCTATGTTTTCAAATTCTTGATTTGTTAAATCTTCAACTTCAATGTTTTTAATATCTAATATTGAACCATCTGATGCATAAACTGATTCTACTAATCTTTGATTAAAACCAGTACAACTCCATAATTTCAAACTTTCATTATTAAAATCATTTTGTAATTCTGGTATTAAATAATTATTTTGACTTGAATTAAAAGTATAAAATTTTAATTTTGAATTTAAAAGATTTTGTTGATATTCAGTTTGTGTTCTATGTTCTAAAACTAAATACTGATTATTTTTTTTAACATATAAACAATTAGCATAAACATCTAAATCTAAAATTTTTGGTATTCTAGATGTGGGATAATTACCAGCTGTTGGCTGATTGTCTAATAAAATATTCATTACCTTATCATTGTTATTTTCTAAATATGGTAATACTGGTGCTTTATCTACTTTACCAAATGTCATTGGTACTACTTCTGCATCTTCATATTCTTCTATAAGCCTTTCTCTAATTTCAAGCTGCAATTTATCTACACTCATATTTGGAACAATTTTGTCTGCAATTTTAATCTGTGTTTTATCTTCAGCACTAAAATTAATAGTAGTATCATTGAAATTTACTCTATTTATTTCACCATTATAAATTAATGCAAGATCAGGATTATTGTTAATATTTTCAAGATTTAAAACATTTGTAGATGGTGATTTGTAAAATAAATATAAATTTTTTCCTACTACATTTGCATTTATATATTCTGATAATTTGGTATTAACATCATAATAATTATATAATGTGCAACGTAATCTATTTATTTTGAGTTTTTTGCTATCATAATCAGTAGATGTTTTGACATTTGATACTTTGTTTATAGCATTAATAGTTCTAATTAAATTACCATCTATATCAAATAATTCATCTTTGTCTTGTGTGAGTGTAAATAAAACCTGATCAATAGAATTTGTTATTACTAATACTGGTTTTAAAGTTTGATTAGTAGATATAATATCATTTTTAAAATTTCTTGATACATTTAACATTTAGATTTGCTCACCTAGTCTAATACCTTCACGGATTTGAGGTAATAATGTATTTTCTGTAAATTCTTCTGTACCTATTACTGAACCTTGTATATTAATTGTCATTCCTTGTGCTTGTGGCCCATCAATGTTAGGGTCTTGTAATGGTGTAACTTGTACACGTTCTGGCCCTGATCCTTCACCAACCATCATCATTTGTGGGCCATCAGTAACAAAATCAGCACCATATTGTGCTTTTCTTATTTGTTGAACTCTAGCTAGACCAGCACCAACTGCTAATGCAGCTGATATTCCACCTAATATTTCTCCAGTTGGTGGTGGATATTGTTCAGAATATTTTCTAAATAAAGAAGATGCAGATTTATATGTATCATATGTTGTTTGTGCTATTGCAGCAGCTTTTGCTACTCCACTAAATTGTTTAAACTCAGCACCAACCATTTGCAAATTAGCCACATCTTGTCTAGCTAATTTTTCTCTTTCAGCAGTAGTGCTATTAACTAAACCCATACTTCTTGCTAGTTCTTTATTTTTTTCTATAAACTCATCAGTCCATTCTATTTGTTGCTGTTTTAGAGTTAATTCTTGTCCTAGTTTTTCTATAAATAAATCTTTTGCAGTTAATTCATCTTCATTTTGTCCACCAATTTCTGCTTCACCTTCTCTAATTCTTTTTTCTATTTCTTCTTTTTGTAGCAGTAAATCTAATTCTTCTTGTATTTTTTCTACTTTTTGTACGTTTTTATTAAATTCTGCATCTGCATTTGCTAAAATATCATCACCAAAAACTAAGCCTTGTTGTTTAAAATCTAGCAATTCTTTTTCTAATTGCAATTCTGAAATTCTTTGGCCTTCTCTCATAGTTAATTGGCCTCTATAATTTTCTTCAGCTTTAATTAGTTCATCATATGTAAATCTTCTTGTTTTACCTGATGCTTCATTTAATATAGATATTTTACCTTCATTATCAAATTCCTGATCTTTTAAATTATTAATTGCATTTTGCAGTAAAAGAAGTTTGTTCATTTTATCTTCTCTTTCAGTTAAATCCCTTGTTATAGTTTCTCCAACTGACATTGAACCTTGACTAGCTTTGTTTATTGCATTTATTGCTTCAGCAGATGTTTCAAATCTTATTCCTTGCTCACTTATTTGTTCATTAATATCCTTTAATTGTTTTTGCAATTCAATTTTCTTTAATGATTGTATAGTTTCATCAAATCCACCTAATTCTGATAATTTTTCTATTACACTATCTGCATCTGATTCATTTAAACTTCCAAAAAATTCAGCTACTGTATCTGCTGCTGTTTTAAAATAACCTGATACTGTAACTACTGCTGGTGACAAAAAAGTTCCAATTTCATTTGCAGCTGTATTTAAAGATGTTGCTAATTGTTCAAAGGCCATAGAATTGTCTATAACTTCTGGCCCTAATGCACTTACCAATCTTTGTGATTCTGCTAATACAGCATTATTAAATGCAGTTTTCTTTTCACTTTCAGTTAATGCTGATGCTGATTTTCCAAGTATAATAGCATAGTCTTCATATGCTTTGTTTGTGTCAATCATTATACCCAAGTTATCTAACATCAGTTTTGATTGTCTACCCATACCAGTTACTATTGAATCAATAGCTTGTGCTGTGTCTACACCTAGTGCTTGTCCTAGCCTTTGAGCAGTATCAAATAATTGAGCCATTTCATCATCTGATTTAACAACACCTAACATCATAGCATTATTTGCTTTTGTCATTAGGTCTACTTGTTTCATTGTTCCGTCTACTGCTTTATCAAGTTTTGAAAATGATGCAGCATTAAATCCAATTTGTTTACCTAAATTATCAAAACCTCTTTCTAATCTTTGAACTTGTGATGCTTGTTTAGCTAAATCAGTCATTCCTTGTATTAGACCTTTTGCAGCATAAAATGCAGCAGCAGCAGCAGCTGCCCTTGTAGCCATTTTACCTAATGAACCAGTTATGCCTTGTATTTCTCTTTTGGATTTGGTAGCACCTTTAGTTTGTATATCTATAATATGTTTATTTGTAGCCATTAATTTTTACTTTTGTTTTTCATTATATATTCTATTTTAAGAAAATCATCAACCATATTAGCTGGTGTTTTATCTAGTGATGCAAATGGTGGTGTGTTAAATGTTTTGCAGTAATTATATTCTTTAATTGTCAGCTGAATATCCTGATCTAATAAATCTGCTGTATTGCAAAAAAAGAAATGTTCAGAATATATTGCATCTGCTTTATTTTGCACATTCCTTTCTTCTAGTTCTTGATAGCAGTTCATTAGTTCCTCATAAACATCTTCTATTGATTTAAATTCTAATTGTTTACCTGATCTGGGTGATAATGCTTTATATGGAAAATCAAATCCATTATAGCCATTATTATCTAATCCATTAACAGATACTAAAACATTTATATCAAAAAGTATTTCTTCTATTTTTTTTTTGAACTTAATTCCATTACTTTTAAAGCTATTGCTAGTATTTGTGCATCAGAATATTCATTTAATTCTTCTTCACTCATACCAGTTCCAAGTAATGCTATATCAAAACAATAATACATCTCACCATTTTCTTTTCTAAATTCATCACTTCTTAATTTATAAACGTGACTATGTAATTGTTGTCTTTGTCTTAAATTCAGCTGTATAACTTCTATTTCAAAGGTTTCTATACCTTTTCCCTCTACCTTCTCTATACTCATTTTTTATCCTTTCTGCCTACCAAGCAGATTGTGATTCACCATTAAATAATTCTATTTCTAATGCCTCGTCATTGTCTGAAGTTCCAGCATCTACACATTCAAATGATAAAGTATGAAATATACCATTCTCACTTAAATCTTGTGCTGGGTCACCAGTATATTGAATATTCATTTGCATATTTAATTCACCTACTGATGATAATGTACCATCACCAATATTAATAGCAACTGCTAGTGTATCTCCATCAAGAAAATCTTGAATTACATTTGCACCACTTGTGTAGTCAAAATTATCGTCCATTTTGATAGTCATATCTCCAGTAATAACATATTCAGGTATTGAATACATTTCAGCATCACCATTAGAATTAAATCCAACTCTATTAACACCATTTGCAATGTTTAAATTCATAGATTTAAATACTAAATCTTTAGCACTACCATCTGATGTTAATGTTTTTGTAGACATATCACCAATGTTGTAATATCCAGTTGATTCTGGTGCTGTCCAATTTGCTAATGTAAAATCAGTTTCTAATGAAGTTCCACCAGCTAATGGATTAGAGAAACCACTAAAGTAGTTACCACTCATTGACATAAATCCACCATTTGTACCATAATCTAATGATAATGTTAAATCAGATACCATTGCACCAGTAATTCTAGTACCACCACTTGCTTGTGGATAATATGCTAAATTTACTGTATGTGGTATATTACCTGATGTTGCACCACCTATCTGTGCTGTTTCTGCACCTTGTCCACCTACTTCATACAAATGTTTGTATGTTCCTGATTCTGAATGTTCTTGCAACACTAATGCTAAATGTTGTGCTAGTAGTTTTGGTGTAGCAATACATTCAAAAGGCATTGTTACTGTACCACCTCTAGTATTTATAATTGTGTCATCTTTATGTTTTACTAAGCCTCTTCCACTTAATAGTCTTGATTCTCTAGTGACATTAAAAGTTGGTTTTTGCACTTGCATTACTGGTAATTGTCTATAAGCTGTTCCATCTGTACCGTCATTATCTAACCCAGCACCAAAATTACCATCTGTTTCAGCTTTTATGCCTACTCTAACATCACTAACTGGTCTTATAACTTTTGAAATCGCCATTATTTCTCCTTGTTAGCTTTTTTCTTTTTTTCTGTAATTTCAACCAATCCCATTGATTGCATTAGTTCTGCTGCCTTTTTAGGCAATGCTATTTCTTTACCATCTTTTAAATCATCAAATTCTTTAGATGTGCAAGGCATACCAACAGCACTAAATTTTTTAATTTTTTCTTTTAATCCCTTAACTCTCATAATACTCCTATGCTTGGTTTCCATAATGAACACAAGTTAAACTCCATTGTGCTACCATATAATCTTCATAACCTTCAACTTCAACATTAAAATCTAATTCACCTAGAGTTACATCAACTGCTTTAGTATTATCAGCTAATGTTAATGTAATATTATCGTGTACTAAAGCCTCTAATATACTTACCTGATTTAATACATAATCTTGAAATTTATTATCTTTTCTTCTTAAAAAGT